TTTAACTTTGGAATGAACTGGGTTCACGACCACGCTATAACGCATAACAGATTCTTAATCGACGGAGTTGAAGTCGTGTGGGCTAGACAAAGCCGCTCTGGTAGATACCCCGAAGATAAAACTTCTTTTGAATGGGTAATAAACATAGGTGGAACGGCAAGCACTAACAGTGGTAGGCAGGCTTCTTGGACTTCCCCTAAAACCCTAGCTGTAAGCTCAAGAACTTATGGTGTAGCCAACAACTCAAGAAACGTTCACGGAACATTTTACTGGGACGGGGCGACCTCAAGTCAATTTGTAATGCCAGTTCTTACAATAATTGCGATAGCGTAGGACACTATGACTTCGACAATGAGATTTGATAAATGGGAAAACACCCTTGGGCAAGCAGTCGGAACTGTCTTGCAGGTTGTAAGCAAAACAAGTTCTATTCCATATGCTACAACAATTACTGCTCATACTGGATGGTCAACTTTCCCTTCTAATGGTTTACAGATTTCTATTACTCCAAAATTTTCAAGTAGCAAATTGTTGCTAATGGCAAATATTACTTTAGGTGGAACCACTTCAAATAACGCAGCTTTTAGGTTTACACGAGGCGGAAGCCCCATCGGTATTGGTGATGCAAACGGATCGCGGCCTAGAGTTACTGCTCTCAGCGGATGGTCCAACCAGGCAGACGGCAACCATGTCTCAAGGACTATCTCTGCAAACTTTTTAGATAGCGCTGGGTCTACTTCACCAATTATTTATGACATTCAAGGCGTAACTGAATCAACAAGCTTGCTTTGGAATAGGGCTTCAACTTACGGTGATAGCAACCTTATTTACAACGGTACAGCAATATCGACGTTTACCGTAATGGAAATAGCCCAGTAAGGAAAATAATGAACAGAACATTCGGAATAGTAGAAGCACTTCAAGCACTGACACCTGGAGCGCAATGGACTCTAACAGGCGATGACTACTCAGGTCTTGAGTGGCTAGATGAAGAACAGACTCAGCCAACTGAAGAGCAGTGTCTAGCAGAGGCAGCAAAGCTACAAGCTGCTTACGATGCACTAGAGTATCAGCGCCTTCGTGGACCAGAGTACCCGCCAATCACTGACTACATTGACGGCGTGGTAAAGCGTGATCAGGATCAGATCGACGCTTACATTTCTGCTTGCCTTGCCGTAAAAGAAAAATACCCAAAGCCTAGCGCAGAGTAACTATGCCAAGACTAAAAGCCTATAACGCAGCTACCTCCCAATGGGAGTACATTGCTGTAGGCGGTCAGGGACCAGCTGGAGCAACTGGTCCAACTGGTCCTGCAGGTCCAACTGGTCCCGCTAGTATGCCAACTGGAGCGCTTACTCAATTTGCTGGCGCAACTGCACCTAGTGGTTTTCTACTGTGTGAAGGTCAATCAGTCAGCACAACTACTTATGCTGATTTGTTTGGTGTTATTGGATATACCTACGGTGGTTCTGGTGCAAGCTTTTTAGTACCTAACTTACAAAATAGAGTGCCAGTTGGTAAGGGTCCAGATACAGAGTTTGACACACTAGGCGAAACTGGCGGTGCTAAGACCCATACTCTTACTGAAGCACAGATGCCTTCCCACACTCACACGGGAACTACATCTTCCAACGGAAGTCACGACCACTATGTTAATAACATTAGAACTACTGGTTCTGGAACTGGTGCTTTTGCCGAATCTTGGGGTGGTGGTTCTGGAAACCGTGACGTTCGGACAGATGCTCAGGGTGCGCACACTCACACATTTACCACAGCGGCTACTGGTGGCGGACTTGCTCACAATAACTTGCAGCCATACATAGTTCTTAATTACATAATCAAAACATAGATTACCTAAGAGCTGCTCAAATGGCTCAATCTAAGCTATAATGGGGCTTAGATCAACATAATTAACGGGAGCATTTAATGCCTAGAGTAAACCAAATTCAGCTTCGCAGGGATACTGCTGCTAACTGGACTAGCGTTAACCCTACCCTTGCTGCTGGCGAAGTAGGCTTAGAAACTGACACTCGCTTGATGAAAGCCGGAACCGGATCTACTGCCTGGACTAGCCTTGCTTACCTTGCAATCCCAGACGCTAGCGTTACTACTGCTAAGTTTGCATCCGCTGCTTCAATAGGTCTAGTAAACGACAAAAGCTTTATAGTTCAGACAACGCAACCAACTACAAGGCCAGGCGGAGCAGCCTTAGTTACGGGCGATGTCTGGATCTCCTACTAAGGGGCTGTAAATGGCTTCGGGCAATTTTGTAATTTCAGCCACATTTGCTGGCTCTGTAACTCAAACAAATGGTTATTGGTCTTCTACCCCAAACTATGGAAACAACACCTCAACCATGTCTGTTTCTTTTTATGTAACTAAAGCATCGGGATTTTCAACTACTTTTGGAGCTGGAACATGGGGAATAATTGTAGATGGGGTTGACTACCAGACTTCTTATACTATCTCAGTTCCTGGAGGTTCAACAGTTCTTGTCCACAGCGTTTCTGGCATAGTAATAACTCATAACCCCAATGGAACCCGTTCAGTTGGTATTAGCGTTTATGGTAGCATCCCCGCTACTTCTTGGACTTCAACATCTGGAAGCACAACGGCGGTATTAGAAGACACGCTACCTGATCCAGTATTTACAGATTCAACAGTAGTGGCTACTGGCAATGTCGGCACTGCTTACTCGGATGCTGTAGCCGCAAGCAATGCAACAAGCTATTCTGTGTTTTCTGGAGCCCTGCCTACCAGCCTTACGCTAAACACCTCAACTGGTGCCATTACTGGAACTCCTACGGTTCCTGGAGTATTTACTTTTGTTCTTAGGGCTACTAACGCATCAGGATCAGTCAACACTGGCACTTTGACGATTACCGTACTAGGTGGCGGAAAAGTCTGGAACGGAACTGCCTTCGTAGCAGGAACTACAAAAGTTTGGAACGGAACTGCTTTCGTTTCCACAACAACAAAGGTTTGGAATGGCTCAGCTTGGGTCAGCTCCACATAACAAGATAGGAAAATAAAATGAGTTGGTATCCAAAAGTAGCAGGTATTCAAGACAACGGTTTTGGCGGATCTCGTAACGGGCAGGCGATCAACGGTGTTGTAATTCACCACGTTGCAGGAACTAACGGCCTTAACTATGTTGCTAACAAGAACCCACGCAACTCTCACCCCACCTATCACATCTCTAACTCAGGTGCAGTAACAGGAATCGTAAACCCTGAGCGCAGACCTTACTCAACAGGTGGACAGCCTGACCCTAGTGCTGTGACTTTTGAGATTGACAACTCATCTGTCGGTGGAGATTGGCCTATCTCATCTGCTGCCCTTGAAGCTTTGATAGATGTCATTATCTTTCATGCAAGCATTTCACCAAGAGCCAACCGAGGCTTTGCTAAGAACATCAAAACTCAAGTGCAGAGCGAGTTTTACATTGCTTGGCATCAGCAGTATGTAGCAACCGCTTGCCCAGGGCCATTTATCCTTTCACAGCTCGATTACATTGTTTCAGAGTGTAACCGCAGGGCATCTCAGGCAGTTGCACCTGTAGCACCGCCAATCCCAACACCACCACCTACCAGCAACAAGCCAAGGCTATTTAAGTTCTTACGGCGTGGATCAACAGGCTCAAATGTCAAATACCTTCAGAGCGTTTTAGGCATCAAGGCTGACGGCATCTTTGGCCCAATCACCGATGCCAGAGTCAGGCAGTTCCAGCGTGAGCAGGGCATTCAGGTGGATGGCGTAGTTGGCTGGGTTACTTGGGGCAGGCTTCCTTAGACACGCCGAGAGGCTAAATAAGCTTGACATGCAGCCTAAGAGACTAGGCTAAACCCTGAAGTACTACATGAAGGAGACGATCATGCTAAAAGGGCTTACCCCGCCTGAAAAGGAACACATCTGCGCATTCATTAGAACTGCCGTAGAAAAGCTAGACAAGGACGACTACAAAATCCTTGAAGACAACCTTGCTGACACCAGATGGAACCACGCTAACTTAGCCACAGCTCTAACTGAGCGTGGTTTTAAGTGTTATGCTGATCAAGTAAGGCTACACAGAACGGGCAGGTGTATTTGTGCTAAATGACTTGAGGCCACAACCTAAATGGGATCTGGTGCAACCAGCTAAACCTGTTTACATTAACAACCCTAAAGAACCCAAAAAGGTTAAGTCCAAGCAAAAGGTCTGGGTGGTTTTGCCTGACCCGCAAATTGGCTACCGTCATATTGACAACCAGTGGTTGCCGTTTCACGATGAGGGCGCTATTGATGTAGCGCTTCAAATTACTAACTGGCTTTACCATAACGATCGCGTCGATGGCGTAATTAACTTAGGTGACTTTCTGGATCTACCAAGCCAAGGTCGCTTTGAACAAGAAGCTGCATTTGCCGGCACAACTCAAGCAGCATTTGATAGAGGTCATAAGTTCTTGCAGGAGCAACGAGCTGCAGCTGGTCCTAATGCTGAGATTGTTTTGATTGAAGGTAATCACGATCGCAGACTTGAGAAATTTATTATGATCAACGCTGCTAGCGCGTGGGGGCTCAAGCGAGCTAACATGGAAGAGCTACCAGTAATGAGCATTCCTTATCTACTTAGACTTGATGAGATCGGAGTACAGTACATTGATGCCTACCCAGCGGGAGCCTATTGGCTTACTGATAGTCTCAGGGCCATCCACGGAACAAAAGCAAGGTCAAACGGATCTACAGCAGCCGCTTACACCAACGCAGACCCACACATCTCAACCATTTTTGGACACTCCCACAGACTTGAAATTCAGTCCAAGACCGTCTTTAACCGTGACGGATCTATTAAATCAGTCGCCGTCAGTCCGGGATGCTTATGTCGAGTTGATGGAGCGGTTCCTAGCGTTAATGGATCCACAGGAATTGACGGAACTTCGGCCAGGTACTACGAGAACTGGCAAAACGGAATCTTGATTGTAACGATTGAAGACGAGAAGCCATATTTCGAGCTAGTGCAGATCAATGACAGTGTGGCTTACTTCAGGGGACAGAAGTTTAAATCTACTTTGTAGCGTCCTCTACACGGCGCTTTTCAGCCTCTAGCAGCTCCTGAGTAGTAGCCTTTGTAACGTCGTTGTGCGCCTCGTACGCGCCCTCAGGCACAAAAGGTAGAGTTTGATCAGGGCGCTCGCCATAATGCGGGTCATTTACTCCGTGCCAAGTATTGTGACAGTATGAGCAGATCCGGTGAACGTTGCCCGGAGCATTGTTCATTGTGTTCTTATCTGGGCCGTGATGCCTGTCTGTAGCAGCTCTACCAATACAACCAACGATCGGCACTACGCCACCGCCAGCAAATTTAAGATTGGCCCATTCGCAGATCATTCCAACTTCAATAGGATACATTTCTGCAGCACGCTTACGTCCGGTAGAGATCGGATCCTTGTAGCTACCAATGTCTTTTGTGCCACCGTAGCCATCTTCAATGTAGCCTGTATCGGCCAAGGAAGCTGGGCCTGAAAGGGTAAGCGACCCAGCCTCCTTAACCTCTCCGGTAGGAGAGAAGACTAACCCGCCACCGCAGCAGCAAGTTCCATCGAAGTCTTCTTCCCAAGCTTTTTCACATTCGTTACAAAATCCAGATCTGCAAAGGTAGCAGAACTCATCGCCAATACTCATCACGTTCTTCTTTCTCGACGATAGATTCAGTTGACATGGCCAAGTTAACCAATTCAACGCCAGTGAACATTCTAATGCCTGCTGTGTCAGTCTCTCCTACGTTTAGGCGCGATCTGATCTCACGGGCTATGGCGTTCTGGGTAATAAACTTCTCACCATTGTCAATACACCAGTCACGATAAGCGTTGAAGACTGAGGTCTTTGTAGCGGTACCAGTTGCAGCAAGTACCAGACGCTCATCAATAAACTTAGCAATGTGGTCTTCTTCATGGCGGTAGGTTAAAGTAGCCAACCTAATTGACTCAGGCTCGTTGAAGCCCTGAGTAGTGACACGTACAGCGCCATCTATCATCCACTGCAAGATTCCAGCACCCTCTTTGTCAACCATTAGCTGAGCAAAGTTTTCGCGACGCTTCTCGCTAGGGATAGTTATGTTGAAGTCGATCTTACGTAGTCTTCTCCAGAAACCATCACCACCAGACTTTACAGCTGGTAGGTGGTTAACGGCTAGGAACAGCGTATGCGTAGGCTTGAAGTCAAAGAAGTTCTGATTCATAAACCGAGCTGACAGCGTGTCGCCACCAGTTAGCATCTTGACTCGCGACTCATTAAATTTTCCATCCGGACGGGTCTCAGAGGCCATGGCAAAGCGAACCCCACGCAACCGAGCAATCTCGGTAGGGTGTGTCGTGTTGCTGGCATCCAACAAGAAATTCTCAGGCATGGTTGCGGCATAATCGCCTAGGATTCCTGCTACTACGTCTAGAAGGGTCGATTTACCGTTCGCTCCCGATCCGACAAGCACCGGAAGCACATGGAACCTCGAGTCTCCGAAGAGCGAGGCTCCAAGCAGTTCTTGCAGATACGCAATTCTCTCAGGGTCTTGGAGTACGTCTTTGAGAAAGGTATCCCAGAGAGGAGTGTCAACTTTATTCGGAGATACAGTCGTCTGGCGCGTAACAAGATCGACCCTACGATCTGCCTCGCGTATCTCACCCGTCTGTAAATTAACAATCCCCTTTGGTGTGCAGAGGTCATTGGGTTGAGAGTCCATCTCGAGAGCTTGTACCTGGACTTCTGGATCTGTGCCTGCGATCGTAATGGCATTGACTATCCTATCTTTGTTAACGGAAGACTGCGCCCATTTGACTTGATCATCGTTCGCAGGTGTTTGTACAATAAATTCAGCAGCATCGATAGCTGCTTGATATAGCGCTTTTTCTTTGTCCTGAACAAAACGTCCACCATCCCAGCGGAACCATCCAAGATCAGGCACAAACTTATAATGTCCTTGGTTGAAATAAACTAGGCGACGTGCATTAGCCGAGTCAGTGCGTCCATAAGTTCCGTAGCTAGCCCTGTAGACTTCGACAAGTTGATCGAAGTCAAAATCCTGATTAGCTGATGGCTCCCCAAGGACGCTGGTCGGGTCGCCTAAGAAAAAATCTGAGTGCTTGTGCCTGCGTAGTTCTTGCTCAAGCTTGTCAGAGGTAAAGGTCTCTACTTTTGCAACTGCCCACTTGTTAGCACCTTGGATCTCTCCCTGATGCATCTCGCGCTTAGGCGCAAGTGTTAAGAAGTACTTAAACCTTTCTGATACTAGGCCAAACAATTCCTCATAGGTAGCTTCAGTAATGCAACCATTCCGGTGCGAGGCGTTGATCAACACTAACTGCTGTAGTAGCCAGCCGTGTCGAGACTTAGGTGCCCCGTTAGTTGGCCTAACGCCTGCAAATAAGGATGGGGTGAATTGGCAGTCATGGGCCGCAAACTCCCATTCGCTAGCCCCTGAGATCAACTCGTACTCACCCGGCATTGAAGCTTCTCCGCTTATACCGTGAGCTACTAGCACATCATTAATCTCGTCAATTGTAATTGGACGCCAATTATCGTGCAGTACTGTGACTACTGGTACTGGGTTTTCTGCATCCTTAAAGTTGCGAGATCCTGGAACACGGAAGATCCTTGGTAGGTCAAATACGCTATCGAGCTGAATGTTTTGTGATGCAGCTAAGAACTTGCAGAACGCTCCCCAGCGATTCAATACACCGGTTGCAAGTGCGTTGTCCATGTGATCATCTTCGATTGCCCAGTAAGGCTGAATGCCGTGTCCTGAGTAAACGGTTGCTGTTGGTCCAACACCGATTACATCGGTGATCAGCTGAACAAAGTCACGTGCAGCTTTAACTGATCCAGCTCCGCCATCTTTGTAATCAATGTCAATATATACGGCAGCTAACCTCTCGATGTCTCTGGCCATTGCGCGACCGTTAACTGATGATGGGTTAATCTCGAACCATATATTGTTATCAAGCGCATCGAGCGCTGAGATAACTGAGTCGGCAAGATCAACCTTAATTGTCTTAGCCATAAACTTTTGCTTGGATGACTGGTAAGCGATAGTTACGTTGTCGTCCGAAGACCTGCCTAATCTTTCGAGAAGGTCTTTAAATTGGGATGATGAGTCCACGATATCCTTTCAAAATTCAATTGAGAAGCGCGGGTGCCCAGAAAGAGGAGGGACTGGGCACCCGCTAGTATCTTGACGTCTAGAGAGAGAGGGACTAGAAGGTCAAGACGTTTTGTACTGCAGTAACTGATACGCCAAGGTTCTCGGCAATCTCTTCTGCAGTGAAACCATTAGACTGCAATGTCTCAGCGACCTTAGTCTGCTTTGCGTCTAGTGTTTCAACTTTACCACCCTTTACTGGTGTTGCACCAGATGATAGGAGGGCATCAACTGCTGGGCTTGACTTAGCAGCTGATAGCTCAATGCCGTAAAGCTTCACGTCATTGTAGCGAGGGTTCTTTGCAGGCTTGGTGCCAACTAGCGTGATCTTAAAATTAGATCCGATCTCTAGCTTGGTTAAGCCCTTACGCTTTAGTTCTTCTTTCGCGGCTGTCAACTTCTGACCAAATAGGAATACACGGCGCTCGCCAGTATCCTCATCATCTGTTGCATCCTTGTAATCGGTGTCAAGTGTGACCTCGATCTGCAGCTTAGGCTTGCCGTCGTCCCAGAATTCTAGCTTGGTTGGGTCGTCGTAGTTGCGTACCTGTACTGTGCGAAGGCCAATGATGGTTCCTTCGTATGAGTCTCCAACACCAAAGTCCTTGAAGGACAATGACTTGGATCCACCGCCGGCTAGTAAGTCGTCGACGGTAGGTAGTGCCTCGTTGAATTCATTCATTATAGTTTCCTTAGTTTTTTAGTTTGTCAGATCAATGACGAGGTGTCATTGTCTGTTTGCTCATAGCGTCGGCAACTAAAGCAGAAGCCTGCCTTAGGTGCCTTGTCTATGACTTTCTCCCAACCCACCAGCTCAGCAGCATCGATCATCGATTCGAGCTGTGCCAGTGATTCGAGAGCAAGATTTTGGTTATAACGTAGAAGTACTACTTGAGCTTCTTCTAGTTTTCCTTCGCGTGGTAAAAATGTTAGTGATACGTGCGTAACGTTGTAGCCCTTCTGCACCCATCCGTAGCCGTACAACATTGCTTGTACTCGGTACTGATCTTTGATCTTACCTCGGGCCGCATCTGCTAGAGCTGTCTTACCAACAACCTTCCAATCATTTACAACTCCGGTCCAACCAGCGTTGCCGGTCGATGCGTACATGTCGCATGATCCTGAGAGTTCAAGATTCTTGTAGCTGTGTACGTGCAAACGATTCTCAAGTAAGTAATCAAGTGGCCAGCGCTCGCGAAAGCCGTGCTCAAGTGCATCATGTACTGCCGTACCAATAAACGGATACCATGCACCATCAGGATTGCGAGGTGTAAGTGCGAGCTTGCGAGCGATGCACTTCTTGCAGTCCATGCCAACTTCGCTGATACCAATTTGGATCTGCTTAGATCTCTCAGAAATAAATAGCTCTGGGATTCTTCTCATCCATGTATGTGCAGTCTCGATTGCTTTTGCATCGGTACTGTCTTCAACACTGTCAATCAGTTTTACTGTTGCCAAGTGGGGCCTCCTCTAATCTGCCAGTCAAGTGCTGGACTACTTTACGACTGAAGTCTACTCCTCTAGCTCCATCTAGCAAGGAGCGAGTGGTTAGTCGGCGTGTCGTGGACACCTCAGCTATGGCTGTGTCGATCGTGGCCCGAGATAGCAGGTGCCAAATAGACACCTTGTGCATGTTAGAGGCACGGTGTACTCGGTCCTCAATCTGTTCTAGCTTGTCTGGGTCATATGGTAGGTCAATCATTATCAAATCGTCAGCCGTGTCAAGCGTGATACCAACACCCATAGATCCGGATAGCAAGACAACCCTGAGTGGGTCGTTCGGGTCTTGAAACCTTCGCTGTACGTCTGCTCGTTGTGTTGCGCTGAGATCACCGGTGAGCAACTCAGCGTGGACATTATGCTCAGCTAACTTGCGCTGAAACCATTTCAATGTCTTGACGTATTGCGATGCAAGTACAACCTTGCCGTTGAGTCCTAGATCCTCCATGTAGCCACGCTCAGCCATCCATTCCAATAACCAATCGAGCTTGCTTGATTCTTCTCCTGCATATGTTGCAAGTTGTCTAGCAATAGTTGAAAACACTAGCAACGATGTCGGTGATTCATCATTCATCGCTTCTGACTGTGCCTTTCTATATTCTTCTCGATGTGCCTTGCTAAGTGGTAGCTCAATAAAGTGATAAGACTTTGGTGGTAGCTCCGGTAGCACTTCTTCTTTGGTGCGTCTAATCATTAGAACTTTGTCAAGCTGTGCCCAATCATAAGGTCGCTTGAGTGTGCCAATCTTTTTTACTGTGCGCGTGCGAGAGATCTTCTGGTCGTACACGTTGAACTTATCTTCCAACCAACCCCAGTGCGAACTAGGTAGGTGCGATGGTGCCATAAATTTCATCGTGCCGTATCGGTACTCAAGCTTGCCTCGGTCAGGCGTACCTGAGATTGCTATCTTGAATGCGGTAGCGTTGTCGTGCACTTTTAGTTTGCTAAGTCCACGCCAGAAGTTGGTAGTCGTGTTGGGCTTCACTACTGGCAATACTAAGTGAGACTCATCAATCGCAATTGCACTCCAGTAAGGATCTTGCAGTGCAGGGATCTTTGCGCCCTTCTTGGTATGTGCTAGTGCGTCGTGGTTAGCTACAACAATTATCGGTTGGGTACCCTCGTCGGCGAGTGCCGAACTTAGTCTCTCCTGCTTCTTTGCGCTGGAGCCACTGGATAAATCGATAACCTGAACGTTCGGGTAGCGGGGCATCACAAACCGTTCTATCGTGTCGATCCACGCCGTCCTTGCATTCACAACTGGTGTGAGTATAAGTATCGCGTTGCTGTCGTTCGGGTTGTATAGATCCGCTAGCTCGAATGACGCCAGCACCTCTAGTGTCTTCCCCAGCCCGGGCTGATCTGCTAATAGTATCTTGCGTTGCTTTTCCATCCGCGTCGCGGCTTCTCTTTGATAAGGGTAAAGTACTTCCTGATAAATCGATTCCAAAATCTCTCTCCAATTTCGATTCGTATGAGTCTGCTATGTCTTTTGATAGGTATGTCAGTGTCTGAATATATTTGTCATGTGTCATGTCTTTGGTACCTCGAGCCGATTCAAAAAAATCAAGCGCATCCATCAGTCCAAAGATCCAAGCGTCGTGCTCTTTGTCGGTATCTAAATACCTTGGTTCTAAGTTAGGCATTCTTACTCCATATCTCTTTACGATCGTTGTAGCTCATGCCACCCCATATGCCATCTTCTTCTCGATGTCTGATTGCATATGTTGCGCACATCTTTAGTACTGGACACTTCTGGCATGCTTTCTTTGCCATCTTTGCATCCATTGCAGCTGTTCCGGTGCCTCCCTCAGGGAAGTATAGATCCGGTGCTTGTCTGCAAGGTATTTGCCCTGCTACATCATCAATTGCATTGTTCAGGTCGAGCCATTCGCGCATCTGTTGATTGACGCTGTAGTTCCTAGCTTTCTGTACTCCCATTTTCTTCATCCTCTTTCTTTAGCCATGTGTAATATTCATCTGGTAGGTA